CTTTTTCTAAGCAAATTGCTTGACTTTTATAAAAAAATTTAGTATAATGGTAGATATGAATTTAAAAGATTATATTAAAATCGGATATCGGAATTATAAATTTGATATTTGGCCAGATTCTTTTGCGAGTACCGAAGATGCTGAAGGAGAGTTTTTTTCCAAAGAAGGAAAGATTGGTATTAAAGGTTCTACTATCGGAAGTGCTCACGGCGCTAATACAGTTCTTCACGAAGTTTTACACGGCATAATATATCAATATGGTTTGAGTGAAGATTTAAAAGAAGTGAAAGAAGAAAAGATTGTTAATACTTTAGCAAATGGATTGATGACAGTATTTGTAGATAACCCTTGGCTGTTAGATTACTTTAAAGATAAACTTGAAGTAGAACATTATGTACACAAAGTTAATAATGAATCAAAAGATGGACCACAAGGATGATAGAGGTTATAGTAAGAGATAATAATGTTGAGAAAGCATCAAGAGTTTTAAAAAAGAAGTTACAGAAGGATGGTTTGTTTAGGGAATTAAGATTAAGACAACATTATGAAAAACCTAGTTTAAAAAAACAAAGAAAATTAAAAGAATCATTAAGAAGAATTGCAAAAGAAAAAAGATTAAAAAGATTGAGAGAAGGAGATTAAGAGTTTGGGTGTATGCAGGCAATACTAGTTAACATACTTAATTGTGGATAAAATCAGTTGCGTGCCTATCCACAGCCCATTAAAAGTTTTGATAGGTGTCTTACGAAGCATGGTCTATAGACGGATAGGCACCTATCAAAACCTTTAAGGTTTAAGAATTTATTAGATAGAAAAGTTGCCACTATTTAATATGTATTACAACGGCAACAAAAGACTTGAAGGAGTTTAAGATTATGGGTAGAAAAGCCTTAACAAAAAAACAAAAAGTATTAAATTTACTTTCAACAGGTAAACCAGTAACATGGAAAACTTTGAGAACTAAATTTGACCTTACCTCACCACGAGCAATGGTCGATACTTTAAGAGAAGAAGGACATATGGTGTATATTAATGATACATCAGATGGTACTTCATATCGTTTGGGAACACCAACCAAAGCGATTTTAGCAGCAGGTGTTAGAAAAGTGTTCAAAGGTAATACTTTGGATATCGTATCTGCTGGTATCCGTGCTTTATACGGTAAACAGAAATACGCTTATAAGTATTCTGCCGTATAAATAGTAGTGTCGGGCAGTTCGTAAGTCCAGACATTAAGAGGTAGAGTGTCTTCCGCAAAAGACACCATTAGGGTTTGGCGATTGTCCCTGCGAAGTAGAAATAGCATAAAACAATCGCCATATTTGCGTTAAGCGATTATGGTTCTAGTTTACTGGAATCCCGGAAACAAATTTATATAAAGGTTTCAAAATATACGCTAAACTTTTATAAATAATATATGAGTATGTCGAATTAGTCGAGTACTTATTTTAACCTTGCTTAATTTAAGGAGGCAAAGATGACAAGAAATGAATTAATGAATTGGGAACCTTTCAAACCGTTTTCAGTTGGATTTGATAACCTTTTTGATGACTTTGATAGAATCTATAAATATAATAGTTCTTCTATCAATCATTATCCACCTTACAACATTCGCAAAGTCAATGATACCGATTATGTAATCGAGTTGGCTGTTGCAGGTTTTGGTAAAAAAGATATTAAAGTAAAATCGCAAGAAAATACTTTAACTATTTCTTCAGCAAAAGACGAACAAGATGTTTTGGACAAGGACGAAAGTGTCCTACACCGAGGCATTTCTAAAAGGTCTTTTACTAGAAGCTTTACTGTGGCAGAAGATGTTGTGGTGAAAGGTGCAGACCTAAAAGATGGTTTACTTTCAGTTAAATTGGAACGAAGAATTCCAGAAGAAAAGAAACCAAAATTCATTGACATTAAATAATATTTAATTTCAACGGAAGGGCGCTTCGGCGCCCTTTTTATTTGCTTGACTTTTATAATAAAGTTTAGTATAATGGTATAATAATAATTGAAGGAGAATTATATAATGAAAATAAGTCAAAACACATTAGACATTTTAAAAAACTTTTCAGAAATCAATACAAACATTTTAATCAAACCTGGAAAAGTTTTATCCACAATCTCAACTATGAGAAACATATTTGCCAAAGCAGATATTTCGGAAGAGTTTTCTGCCGAGTTTGGTATCTATGATTTAAATGAATTTTTAGGAGTGGTAACAAGTATCCACAAACCTGAAATTGAATTGAAAGATAAGTTCTTAACTATATCTTCCAATGGAACGAAAGCAAAATACTTCTATGCTTCAAAAGAAACACTTGTGGCACCACAAAAAGATGTTATTATGCCAGAAACAGATGTAACATTTACTTTAACAGAATCAAATCTTACACAACTATTAAAGATGGCGGCGGTCTTAAAGACACCTGATTTAGCATTAGTTGGAACAGCTGGTGGCAACACAGTTCTTAAAACTTGTGATAAGAAGAATGCCACCTCTAACAATTTTGAAACCAAAGTTGGTGAAGGCACAACAACAGATTATACTTTTTATTTCAAAGTAGAAAATCTTAAATTGTTTGCTGGCGATTATGATGTTTCAGTATCATCAAAATCCATTTCTCACTTTAAACATAAAAAATTACCCATTGAATATTGGATAGCATTGGAGCCAGATAGCTCTATTTCCAAATAAGTTTAATTTTTAAATTGTGAATAAGGTGAATTATGAGTATAGATTTTTTATGGGTTGAGGAATATCGACCAAAGACTATTGATGATTGTATATTACCACAATCATTAAAAACACTATTTACATCCTTTATTCAAAAGGGTGAATTATCAAACATATTATTATCAGGACCTCCTGGCATAGGAAAGACCACAGTTGCAAAAGCATTATGTGACCAATTGAATTGTGATTGGATTATGATTAATGGTTCAGAAGAAGGTGGCATTGATGTATTAAGAAACAAGATTAAGAATTTTGCTTCAACAGTATCATTATCAGGTGGCAAAAAAGTTGTGATATTAGATGAAGCAGATTATTTAAATCCACAATCTACACAACCTGCATTAAGAGGATTCATTGAGGAGTTCCATAAGAATTGTCGGTTCATTCTCACTTGTAATTTCAAGAACAGATTAATAGATCCATTACATAGTAGATTTTCAACAATAGAATTTAGGATTAATCCAAAAGATAAACCTAAACTAGCAAGTAAGTTGTTTGAACGAGCAGTTTATATTCTGAAAGAACAAAATATAGATTATGAAGAACCAGTCCTTGCAGAATTAATCAAGAAACATTTTCCAGACTTTAGAAAACTGATTAATGAGTTACAAAGGTATTCAGTAAGTGGTAAGATAGACTCTGGTATACTTGTTAATATTTCAGATGAAAACTTAAAGACTTTATTATCTCATTTAAAGGGAAAAGACTTTACGGAGATGAGAAAATGGGTAGTACATAATTTGGATAATGATCCTGTGAAAATCTTCCGTAGAATATATGACTCAATGTATGAGCATTTACAACCTGCCACAATTCCACACGCCGTTTTAATTATTGCTGACTATCAATACAAGTCAGCATTTGTTGCTGACCAAGAAGTTAATCTAGTTGCTTGTTTAACGGAATTAATGTCGCAGGTTAAATTCAAATGAGTGGTCACGCAGAATTAATAACAAAAGAATCTAAAATCCATGACGCCCAAACCAAAAGAATTGGTAAACACATTGGTAAGTTGTATGGTAATCAATACACTTGGTTTAAAGCAATACCAGATTCTATGATTGAAGAGCATTGGGGAAAGAAAACACAAGGTTGTGAACCAGATGGCGGAACTTTTTGGTTTGATGGTTTACCTCAGGTAAGTTTTGAAGCAAAGTATCAAGGCATAGATGGTCAAGCAGGATATGCTCTTGAATATGAAAAGTTAAGTACACTATCTGTAATCAATCATAATCTTGACCACATAATGTTATGTGCTGGTGAGGGTTGTATTTCTAAAAATCCAGATGGTAAAACTCAAAAAGAAATGGGTGTATTTAATTGTTTTGCACATAATCTTAAAGTTCAGTTTGATAATAGAAATTTATTGAATACTTATGTTTATCAAAGAGTTGATAAATTTACTGACGAAGAAGTAATGGATATTATGAAAAAACATTTAGACGCCAAAAGAGGTCTTTCAGAAAATATAGTAACAACATCACCTATACCTTTACGAGGAGTATTAAAAAATGTCTAAACCACTTTTCATATGGGCAGGCGGCAAGAATAAAATGTTGAAACATTATAAATCTATTCTTCCTTCTTTACTTGATTGGGAAAACAAAATAGATTCATATGTTGAACCTTTTTTTGGTGGCGGTGCTATGTTCATTTATATAATGGAAACATATAAACCAAAAGATGTTTATATTAATGATATTAATCCAGATATTATGTCAGTATATGAATGTATTAAAAATAACTATGATGAGTTTCTAAAGAGAGTTGAAGAACTTGAAAAGGAATATTTACTTTTGAGCTTTGAAGAAGGTGCTCGTAATGATGACAGGAGAGATTTTTATTTTAAGACAAGAGAAGCATATGCTTTTGATTATAAAAAATGGAGTAAACCATATGAGTCCGCAACATTATATTTTCTTATGAAAACTGGATTTAATGGAATCTTTCAGATTAATAAAAATACAAATAATAGATATGGAACACCATGCGGTTTATTAAATCAGACAAAACAAGTTTTTGATAGAGAGGTTGTCAAGTGGTGGCATGAAAGCTTACAAAATGTTAATATAACTAGTGGTGACTGGAAAGAAAATACTCCAGATGTTCTTAATGCATTTTATTTTTTTGACCCACCATATCGTGATAGTTTTGCAGATTATGGCAATAGTTTTGGCGATGACCAGTTGATTGAGTTGATAGACTTTGCAGACAGTAAAGATAAATCTTTTGTTTGTAATAGAGATAGTTCAGATGGTTGGTTTGAAAACCATAAAAAATCTATGAAGATGAAAACATTTGATATTACATATACAGCAGGTAGAAGAAAAAAAATAGAAAAAGATGGGAAAACATCTTACGAAGCAAAGAAAGCGAAAGAGGTTTTATTATGGCATATGAATTAAAAGAATATCTTAATGCCATAAACTTTACTGGTGGCGCAAGAAAGATTAATTAAATGATAGATTATATAGAGCGATTAAGAAAACAAGGACTATATGAATTTTCCTATGAACCTAAATCTTTTTGGGAATATAATAGGGGGAATAACATAGATAAACTTGTTGATGATTTAAAATCTTATGACCATAACAAGGTTGATTCTAAAGATTTTATCAAGCACGGCAGAGGTTCGTTCCTGTCAAAGTTCAATTCTGAATATGCAAAAAGAATAATTGAAATGTGGTCCAAAGAGGGTGATGATATTGTGGACCCTTTTGCAGGCAGAAGTTCCAGACCATTAGTATCAACATTAATGGGAAGAAATTATGTGGGATTTGATGTTGTAGAAAATAATTTACAAGAAGCAAAAGACCAATATGACATACTTAAAACAGGAAGACAATTAGGAAAGTTAAAATTAATCAATTCCAGCAGCGAATATATTGATAAGCATTTACATGGTGGTGTTGCTGATATGATAATGACTTGCCCTCCATATTTTAACATAGAGCAATATGAAAGTGTTGATGGTCAACTGACGGACATAAAATTATATGAAGAATTTTTACAAACTTATAAAATTATTTTAGATAAGTGTGGCCACATATTAAAATCAGGTTGTTTCTTTGTGGTTGTATTGGCAAATTTTAGAATAGATGGCAAATTTTATGATTTTTGTGGTGATACTAAAGATATATTAAAGAAACAAAAATTATTAACATACCATGACGAAATAATTTTAGAAATGAGTCCTGCTAAAAGGCATCCATTATATACTCAAGCAATAACAAATTTAAACTGTTTAAAGACACACGAATATTGTTTAGTTTTTAGAAAAGAAAATAACAAAGAAGATTTAATAAAAAGAAATAATGACATAAATTGGAACAGACCATTAGTCAAAGATATATACCGTAATAAAAATAGGTTGTTTTGGGCTGAAGGTAAAAAGGATTGGATTGATGAAAAATTAGGCATATCACCAAATTCTTTGGACAGGTTTTTTTAATATGTATGAATTAAAAGATTATTTGAACGCCATCAATTTCACAAAAAAGAATGTGATGGATTCGGAAGATAAGATGTGGATTAAAAAGTATCCAGCATTCATTGTTAATAAAATATTATCAGGTTTCCAAGATACTCTTATACTAGTTAATGAAATGAATCGTTGTCATTTCCTAGATAAGGATATGCAGTTTCACTTTTTAATAAATAGTGTTAGGTCAAGAAAAAGGTTTAGTCCTTTTTTGAGAGCGAGTAAGTTAAGAAACATTGGTGTTGTTAAAGAGTATTATGGCTATAATAATGAGAAAGCAAAAGTCGCTCTTGATATACTCACCAAAGATGAATTGAAAACACTAAAAGAGAAATTATATAAAGGTGGGACAAAATGAATGAGTTAAATGAATTAAATACTGATTGGCATCCCGAGAAAATGCTCGAAGTCCAATTAAAAGAACCTGATGATTTTCTGAAGGTTCGTGAAACACTAACACGAATTGGAGTTGCTTCAAGAAAAGATAAAAGGTTATTTCAATCGTGCCATATTCTACACAAACAAGGAAGATATTTCATAGTACATTTTAAGGAGTTATTTGCTTTAGATGGCAAGAAAGCAAATCTTTCTGATAATGATTTAGAACGAAGAAATACAATTGCTCAATTATTAGGTGATTGGGGATTGGTTGCAATACTGAATACTGCAATTGCAGAAAAGAAAGCACCGCTTTCACAAATTAAAGTCCTTTCATTTAAAGAAAAAGGCGAATGGGACTTACAAGCAAAATATAATATAGGTAAAAAAGCAGAACCTGAAACAACAACAGAACCTGAATCTGTAATAGAAGAAACTACAGAAGAACCTACAGAAGAAACTACAGAAGAACCTACAGATGGAAGCACAGAAGTTTAGAGATTTTATTACTGAAGGAGACATCAAACCATATCGCTTTGTGTTGATATGGTATGATGATCCTGAAGATCCAGATGATCCAGAAAAAACAGCCGACAAGATTATTGAAGAAGGCAAGAAGTTGGGTTGCACAGGATTCAAAGTTGATATTGATGGTGCTTATTCCAGTCTTGATGAAGAAAACGAGCAAAGATATGTTTACGATAAGGATGGTAGAGGTTTTTTAGTTGATGAAAACACTTTAGTTTTTGTTCGAGCACCTGTTACCAGAAGAAAATCTTGGTCTGATTTATTAACTCAATTTGAAAGAGAAAATATTTGCTGTGTGAATAACAGACATTGTATGGAAACTACCTCGGACAAATACAGAACAAGTTTAGTTTTAGCAGAACAACAATTAAATCAACCTAAAAATGTTTTAATACACCATCAAGATAAATCATTGGATGATTTTGATAGATTAGGTGCAAAGTTTCCTATCATTTTAAAAACATTAACAGGTTCATTGGGAGTTGGTGTTGTAAAAATTGAAAGTGAAGAATCTTTAAATGCAACTACTCAACTTATGCATAAACTGGATAATGATATGGGAGTGTTATTGCAAGAATATATTCCAGCAACTTATGATGTAAGAGTTCAAGTTGTTGCTGGTAAAATTCATGGTGCAATAAAACGACCGATTGTTAAAAGAGATTTTAGAAGTAATGTATCTTTAGGGTCCGTACCTGTAGCACACACATTAACGAAATTGGAAGAAGAGCAAGTTCTTCAAGCAGCCAAAGCAGTTGATGGTCTGTGGGTTGGAGTGGACTTTATTCCTGCCAAAGATAGAAATAAAGACTTGCCATATTTCATAGAAATTAATGCCACACCAGGCACAAAAGGATACACGAAAGCAACTGGTATGAATATCTGTAAAGATGTTATTAAAACATTTATGGATAGAGCATATTGGTTAAGACAAAAGCCATTTGAATCAATTTATGGGTTGCAAAATTAATTCAAATATGTTATAATATATATTATGAAAGGAGTTATATTATGGTTCAAAATTTATCAGATAATCCATTATTTAAGGCATTAGATAAGCAGTATGACGCTGAAATTGCAGCGGCATATGCAACGGCATTAATTTATTTTGACAATCCTGTAGGTATTGGAGAACATCCACAACACCTATCTGAATTGGATAAATTAATCAGTACAATATCAAGTGCTGAAGGAAAGCAAAGAGCTTTACATACACATTTTAAAAATAAACAAGTTTAAAAATATTATTATATTATGAAATTCTATACGAGTGTTTTACCGTATCGTGGTAAACTATTAGTGCGAGGTATTAATGAGAATGGTGA